AAATAAGTTTCATTAACTAACATATTAGCATTGAAGCCAAGATAGTGTGTATTGTATGCTAGAATATCTAAAAGAACGGCAAAGCCTGATCCTTCAAAATTATAGTCTGAAAATTCTGGTTGGTTTTGTAAAAATGTTTTTAAATTTGATTTTATGTTATCAAAGTCAAAATCAGATACTACTAGTTTATTGCTTGCCATTTTATCTTAATCTTTCTAAAAATGTTTCTACTGTTATCGGCTCCGATGAACCTATAACATAGAACATAATTGTTAAATGATAACTATTCCTATCTAAATCTGGTCTAGCTAAAATTTGTACTAACTTTATTCTAGGTTCAAAATTATTTAGAACTTCGCCAACTTTTCTTTGTAAGTTAAGTGCTGTAAGAGGTGTCATTGGTTCAAATAACATTCTTCTAACATCACTGCCAATTTCTGGATGAAAAGGTCTTTCAAAGTGAGAAGTATTAATTAAATTTCTAACACTTCTTTTAACGGCCTCTACATCGGTCAATTTGTTTACATCACCAGTTACAACGTTACGACCAAAATTCAAATCCAAGTCTTTATAGATTCTATTTGCTCTTTTACTGTTGTTCGTATTACTACTATCAAAATTTGGCATTACGTATATATTTATACGTTAACCAGCAAAGATATTTGAAGAACCTGAAGTCATTGCTCCAGCGTCTGTACTATCACCTATTCTAGCTATTGGACTACCACAGACTGAAACTGTTGAACTACCTACATTAACGTTTGCTACGTGAGGTACACAAGGAGGTGCTGGTGGGAAAGGGTGACTTACTGTTGGGTCACCCACTCTTGCTATTAATATACTATTTGCCCTAACTGTACTTTGACCAGGCGTATTTAAAGTTGTTGTACTAGCACAAATGTGTCCGGTACTCAAACTATCGCCTTGTCTACAGATTGCTGGCATTTATCTTCCCAATCCTTTTAGTGCTTTAGCAGCTGCTCTCGCTTTTTCCACTATAAGCGCTTGTCGTACTTTTCTACCCATAGGTATTTGTACTGAATCGCTAATTTGTTTGCCTTTTTTGCTCATATATTCAACACCAATAAATTTATCTTTAAAATCGCCTTGAACTGACATTACTGCCTTCTTCAAACTCATCGCTTCTTTCTCTTTTTCATCACCTGCTTCATTCCAAAACTTAAATATTCTCATTTTTGCCATTTTATTCTCCATTATTAAACATTATCGTATTTTACAGTATCTTCCCAATTATCATCATCTTTTTCGCAACTACAATGTGTACAACATACGGTTTTTTGTGATTCTCCGTAATCTTGTAAACATTTTTCGCCACAATGCGATTCGTGTCCACAATTTTGACAATAAATTTGTGAATTTACCATATTATTATTTATAATTAAAATTTACAAGACATTTGAGCATGTTTTAGCTCAGTTTCACTTAAATTTTCTTTATTTTTTAACGCTGATTCGCTGATTTTTTCTAAATCTGGCTCAATTTTGCAATCCTTAACATTTTTTGAGCAGGAAATAAGAACAAAAAGTGAACAAATTGCAATTATTTTAATTATTTTCATATTTTACGCTTTTTTTGCTTGCTTTTAGTGTATTTATGTTATAGGATGGACGAGTAATATGAAAAACAACAAAGGATACACTATGAAAAAAATAATAGAATACATGTCGGTAATAATGGCGACAGTCGGTACTTTAGCAATGGTTGGTGCCGTAGGTTCAATTGAAATAGACAAATATTTACAAGGTGCTTCAATGGCCTTGATAGGTGTTGCGTCTTATATCTTAGCTTTATATGCTCAAGAATTATATAAGGAGGACAAATAATGAATAACTTAAATCTTTCAATTGTAAGAAATGTTGCTTATAATAAAATTAGAAAAATGCAATCAACAATAAAAGAAGTTATTGAAGTTGATGATGAACTTTTAAGAATGATTGATATAAACATGAAAAATGCTATTAATAAAATTATTAACGACTACAAAGCTAAGGAGAAAAAATAATGACACCACAAGATTACAATAAATTGAGAGAACAAGAGATCCTTGGTCAGGAAATGGCTGATGATAAAAACAAGTCTATTCAATTGAGAAAAGACATAATGAAACTTGCATTAGCTGAAAGTGCTACTGATTGTACTATTATGTGTGGTACATTGTTTGCAAAATTCAATGTTTCAATACATGAACAAATGGCAAATAACTTGAAGAAGACTTTACAGACTTTCTTTGATAATAGAAAGAAAAATGATTGTCATGTTCAAATGTCTGGTACATTACCTGATAATGAATACGCTTATGATTTTATGCCAATTGTAGATTTTAGAACGGAAGGAGTAGTACAATAATGACGATAGTAAATAAAACAGCAGAAACTTTAGACGAAGGTATTAAGAACATGATGGCTGGTGCCAAACATGATTATGCTAATTGGGGAAAAGGTTCTGAATACGGAAAAAAACAATTAGAAGAATGGGACAGTAAAACTAAAGTAACACAAGGTAAGAAATACATTAAAGTTGTACAAGAAAACGGAGTGTTTGCTTTTATCGTAAAAGAAGACTTTAAACACTTTAAAAAAGGTGATGTATTAAAGGCGGCTGGTTTTAATGCTCCTGCACTAAACAGAGCTAGAGGCAATGTACTAACTGGAGGCTATTCTATTAAATGGACTGGTCCCGAATATTTGAGAGGATAATTATGAATAGAAGAAAAAGAGTATTTAATAAAATTGTAAATCCCTTGTTGATTAAACATATGTTGGATCCATGGGCAAGTGATAGTAGATGTATAGCTGCTGGCATACCAATGAAGTATTTAAAATACTTTAAAGAAGTATCAGCAAATAAAAATGCTAAACCTATTAGATATAGATATAGAGGATCTTCTACTAAATTTTATAGAAGACCACAATCATTTTGTCATATGAATATGGCAGAAACATTTGCTATTTACCACCGTTAATTTAACTATCTTTAATACGTTTTCTTAAATCAGTTGAACTAAATCTATGTTCACGTTTATTGTAAACTATCTTTACGTGTTTCTTAACGCATATATCTTTACCAGTAAAATTCTTACCTTGATATTCTTCTCCAATAATTCTAACTGATATATTATACATGTTTAGTATATCTTCTAAATCTTCTTCCGTCTGATAAGGTATTACCTCATCAACATATTTTATAGCATTAAGTTGTATACTTCTCTCTACTAAAGATTGTACTGGTTTATTTTTTGTATCTGGTCTGTCAAGTGTTGGATCAGTTTGTAATCCTACAATCAAGTAATCGCATTCATCTTTGGCGTCTTTTAACATCTGTACATGACCAGCATGTAATAAATCAAAAGTACTGCATGTAAATCCTACTTTCATTTTTTCTCCTTTTCTTGCACTCTTTGACTATTAAATCCGTGCAACTTTATATAATTTGCAAGCCATTCATGGCCTTTTTCATTTGGGTGTGGGTTACTTTTTTCAATAACATAATCATAATTAATTGTTCCTTTTGGTGCTAGACCAACTGGTTTACCATATATATCTGTAAACCAAACCTTTTGATCATAATCTCTATTGGCAGGATTAAAAGTAGATGTAGGTATATTATTAGCCAATCTATCTTCTACTCCCCAATCTTTGTGTATTTGTAAATCTCCTACAACAAAACCACCTTCTTCATTAAATATAGGCCAACCAATAAAGTTTTTCATATGTTTATATTGTGGTGAGTTTTTAATTACATCAATACATTCTTGTCTTATTTTTTCATAGTTACCGCCTTCACTTTTAAATTCATATTCATAGATATGATCTACAAATAAAGAAATCATTTGAAAATGTCTATATGGTATTCTATGTTGTTCCATCAAATTCTGAAAAGCATACATGTACCTTAAACTATCTAATATCCAACCTCTTATATCTCCATACATATTAGGTTTTGTATCAGCCCAATCTAATCTTTTCTTTTGCCAATTAACTCTTTGTGATTTTGACCAGGCTGCAACACATAAACCTATTTCTTTTGGATCATTTTCTAAAACATAATCTTGTATAGATGAATAAATGTATTTTTGTCCTGCACCATTTAATCCTAATGGTACTAAATCCATATCTAATTGTTTTGCTAGTATTTCTCCCCAAGTAGGAAAATCATCACATTGTTTTCCACCTGTGGCATTGATTTTTTTAACATAATTAATATCTGTAAAACTACAACCTGATATTAATAACTTTTTTCTCATTACTTTTTCTCCACACTAGTTGCTACACCTTTTTCTGTATCTATCCACTCTACTACTTGTGTATATTTTTTTGACTTGGCACATGTAGTCCTACAGGCATTAGGTCCTATATTCTTTGATAAGTTATCTGCAAATTCTTTCCACTCTTTTGACTTTAGTATATCTTCTATAGAGTTTGTATTATCTATTGTACTTACTTCTAACATCTTTTGCATTCTAGGGTCGTTCATTGTTTTAGGATCGTCCATTCTACAACAAGGTATTAATACACCTTTGTTTGTAACTGCCAAAGCAATTGCGTCTTTAAAACATAAAGGGTCTAATTCAATATCACCCTCTGCCCATTCCGATTGTCCACCTAAATGATTATCGGTAACTTTAGTCATTCATTGTTCTCCTAGTTTTTGGCATTAACCA